TGTTTGGCTGGCCGAATTGATGGTAAAGCTATGCTGAACGATATCACCCGGATGTTTGTTTCCTGGCCCCACCAGCACGACTTTGGTAGGAATAGATGCCCACGTTCCCGCAGTCGTTTCCGTAAACTCCGCATAGCCGACAATGCGAATAGCATCAGGAGCGACGCCAGTCGTCGAGTACACCACACCTGCACTCGATGCCGTTCCACAAGCCGCACAAGCCGTGTTGGCAGGGTAGTTGCTATCGTATAGTGGGAAAATCTGAGTTGCTGTTGAAGCGTTGTAGAGCCCGATACTTTGTACGCTGCTCTTTACCTGCGCCAAAATCCAAATCCGGCAAGGTACATTGCTAGTGCATCCCATCGTCGAACCGGAATTAATCGAGTAGGAAAATCCCGACGTAATAGTAAACCAAGCTATCTGACCAGCCTGATTTGTGTAAGGAATACAAATAGGACTTGTCGCTGTCGCGTCGACACCGTTCCCCTGCTTAAAAGAAACCGTCAAATTACTCGATGCGACGGTGACCAACACATTCAAATTGATGACTGTATCATAGCCATGCGCGGTTGGCGCACCTGCCGAGCAATTATCTGACACCGTCGTGCCATTTGCAACCGATATACCGAAGCCGGCACCGACATTCACCGGCAAGCCCATAAGCTCCCACTGCGTGCCGTCGTACTCGGCTTCGTAGGCTAGTGCTCCATTCTGCAGCTCGCCGCCCGTCAAATTGGTGAGCCCGGTAGGCAACTGCTTTTGCAGGTTGATAGCGCCTGTGCCATTGACATTGAGCGTCGTCGTTGTCGTGTTGGTGAAGCTCGGTATGAAGACAACTCGCTTCCCTGCCGTCAGACTGAAGCCGGAAGGCACCGTCGCCGCAACATTCACGGCGTTGGCCGAACCAGTCGCGACGTATGGGTTGGCAATGTAGGTGTTCGCTCCGCCCTGCGTGATCGAAAGAGGCGTGGTCAGGTTTAGGAGCGAAGTGATGTCGCTGTTTGCTCCCGACCCTGCGCAGTTGGCGTTGACTGCTGTGATGATGGCGTTGTAGTTCGCCATCACCTGCGAGGCATCGGCCGTCGTGCCGTTTTGAAGATTGAACGGCAGTACGCCGGCCGTACAGGCAGCATGCGCTTGTGGCACCGCCAGGATCAAAAACAGAAGTAGTGCTGCCAGCCGCTTCATTTCGCCCACCTCACGCAGTCGATCAACGTCGGTTCATGGAAGCTATGGTCGCCCCAAGACAAGGCGCCGAACTTCGCCTGTGCGGGGGCGCACCAATCGCGCACGTTGTGCGCCTGCCAAAGAAAGAGCAAACCGAACAGCCCCGCAACTACCGCTGCCACAAAACTCTTGCGGCGCCAAAACGTCGTAGCTACGAGGAAAGCAGCTACTGCTGCGATCAGCAGCGGCATCTTCCGTGACCATTGGTAGTCCTCTACTTCGTTCATGCTGCCACCGTAGGCGACGCACCGAGGTAACCAAGCTTCTGGTACCGCACGTGCATATCGCCGATCTTGATGCCGGACGCGCTATTTCCCTGCGCCTGTATCGACAAGCGCTGAAAAACAATCGGATTGTGCCACGCCAGCTGCTGCGGGTAAAGCGCGCTTGGCGTACCCTGCCAAAGGGCGGCTCCCCAGGTGAAGGCACCCCATATGGTCGGCGCACCGGGCGGCGCAATAGCGACGCTGTCGAGTATCGTGCCATTCTGGTTCTGCGCAAACACCTGGATGTTCGACACGGTCGACGACAGCGCCATCTTCAAAGTGGTCTCGACCGTGCAGTTTTCAGCCATATCGTCATCGAACTCGGGCAGCAGCGACGACTGCCACTGCCACGTCATCTGCACGCCATTCTCGACAAAGGTCGAGGTCGACGACTGCACCACGTCACTTTGCCACAACGACCCGTTCACTCCGATCGGCGTCATGATGAACGTGTTATTCCAAAATGCGATCATCGAAGCCGGAAACGTATGCGGCCCGCTCCACTTCGACCGCGAAACATCCCACCAGTATTCCTGGTTGGGGCTCCCGGTCGCCAGGCCATTCTGCACACTGATCCGCATCACGTTGGTGTTACATGACGCCTGGATGCGCGATGGGGCGACCGCGTAAATGAACGGCACGTTGACACCTGAGCCGTCAACTCCGATCGGATCAGACACGCGCGCATTGAAATCAATCAGTCGCAAGCCATCTGGTGCGACGAACATCAACCCCTTGGGAGTGTTCGTCACCGAATTGGGCGCCTTGGTACCCGTCGCCACGTTCAACGAGTTGATCGTCAAATTAGTCGTAGTCGGATCGCCGGTTACCTGAAATATGTTTGCCGTAGACTTGAACACCATCAACGACTGAATGATACCGCCTAGTTGGTTGAACAAAGCTAGGCCCGCTGCCACTGTCAGGGTCTCGTTATCGCCGAACGTCAGCACCTGGTTGGCGTTCGTCACAACCGTAGGATTGAGGCTGTCGCTGAAAACAGCGGACGGCTGTCCAGTGGTCGGATTGACGAGGAAATAGGCGCGTTGGTTGAACTGCGCCACCCAGCTGGGTGGCGTCGTGAAGGTAACCGCACCCGTCAAATTGTTGCCTGACCAGGCAGGTGCCGCCGGATTGGAAATATCCATGACGCCAAAATAAACACCGCCCGCACCGTTGTATCCCGGATGCGTAAGAATAACCTTGGTGCCGACCAGAGCCATGCACGGCGGTGTCCAGTCACCGGTCGTCGTCGGACTTATCGGCGTGTTAGCACCGGTCACTCCCGATACAGCCACAAACGCAGCAGTCTTAAGATTATAGAAAAACGGCTCATCGTGGCCAGCATTGCGTCCTGACGCCACCATGCCTATAGCAAAGTCACCAAACACTTCCAGTACAGAGATAAATCCAGGTGTAGTGAACCCGCCAAAGGTTGTCTTCGAGATAGAAGCCGGCCGACACTGCCACAAGTTGGATGTGCTTGGATCAGGTATGAGGTTCTGCAACATCTGCATCGCCCCACGAAACACGTTGGTGCCATCCAGCGTGTCCGACAAACCGTGAGGCGACAGCTTGAATACGGTGGTGTTGCGCAGCGGCACCTTACCACCCAATCAGTTTGGTATTCGGCAACCGGTTGAACTGCGTGCCGAACCGACGACGATCAAGCGCTACGGTGTTGGTCTTGCCTTCCGGGTCATCCTTCATCTTGAGGTATCGCCGCAGTTGACAGCCCGCACCCATCGGGTAGCGGTCTTCGTCCTCTGACAGATATTCCTGCCAACGCGTGTCGTCGGCATCCATCATCAGTAGGCCGGCAACATTCGTTATCAAATATAGCTGGTTGGGAAACCACGGCACAACTGCCGACGTCTCAGGTATAGTGATCGACGGCATCTGCGAGTAAAAGCGCACCGTGACTGGTGCAACCAAAGAAGGAGGCGGCCACACAAACATCTGCGGCGGCGACTGGGACATGTCGGTGGTCCAGTCGCGCGGAAAGTCGTTGAACCCGGCTTGCTGCACCAACCGGTCGTACTCGCCCAAGTCGATAGCCGTCATGAAGTACGGCACACCCTGAAAGGTATAGAACACGTCCCCCTTACGCGCCCGTAAATAGTTCGCCGGCAGCACGTACGGACCGCTTTGATTGGTGAAGTTGAATGTGAAAAGACCCCGAGCAAGTTCGAGGTCATAATCCTGACAGAGATTATCAAGCGTCAGATTGAGATACTGACCGCCCTGAACCGTGAAGCCTGGCGTCTTAGCGATCTGACAGGCCCGCGTTACGATCTGCTGCGCCGTGAATATGGGCATGATCGCCGCTCCCGTTCAGCAACACTGTTGCGGTCAACTCCTCAATCTGCTTTAGTGACGCCGTCAAACGCTCTTTCAAACCGTTTATGCTGACATGCAAGTTGTGCTCGTTCGACTGCTCGGTGACGGACATCTTGTCCTTGTCCCACGCACCGCGCTTCTCACTCGCAATCCACGCCTGACTGGACTTCTCGTACAGCACCGCCAAATCAGTGGTATGCAGATAGATCTGCTTCTCAAGCATCTCGATCTCAACCTTGAGATCGTCGATCTTGGTTAACTTTACCTGCCGAGAGGTGACACGAACGATCTTGTCGAGCAGCGCGTTGAGCTTGTCCTCCGGTACGTCGGCCGCAACATGCGTCTGAAAGATGACCGTGCGAAGCCCCTTGGGATCCAGCATGAACTGGAAGTTGACCCCCAGCGCCGCCGCGGCCTTCTCATCCACGTGAACAGTCTTTTCCGTTGCTTCCATTATCTACTTACCGATGCCGAGTTGACGATCGCCTCGCCAGGCCGCCCGATATCGGCCGGACTGATCTTGATGTTCTTCTCTCGACGCAGCCCGTTCTCGGACGGATCGAGATAGTTCATGGTGCCGAAATGCGACGGCTTGCGATAGAGCCGATGATTGGGATTGCCGGCGCCTTCCTCGTGCGCCCACCCTCGCATCATCATTTCCATCAGCTGATCGTGCACCGGCTTCGGCACCGTGTACTTGAACGAGTGGTAGTACACGCCACCGTTTCCCTGACCCATATCGATCGTCAGGCGATCGGAGTGACCGGCCAAATCGATATAGATCTCCTTCATTTCGAGCTTGGGATCATACTCGCGGCGCGCCGCCTGCAGCTCGATCTTTTCAAGCTCGGCCAAGGCCAGCTGCTTGCGCTCCTCCTCGACGAGCTTGCGCGCCTTCTCGCGAGCCTTGACGCGATCCTCTTCGGTCAGCAGCGCCGCCAGATCGGCCGGCAGCGCGTCAGGCACCCGTACCACGGGCGTGGTGTTGCGCTTGCGGCCTTCGTCGATGAGTGCCATTTAAGTCAAAGCTCCGCTGTGCGTCCACGATGTGGCCGGCCCGCCGGACACCCCCGCCATGGCCTTGCCGGACAGTAGGATCGGCCAGCCGTTCGCGTCAACCGCCACCCAGTCACCAGGCTGAGCGTAGAGCACGCCGCGGTTGGGCACCACAAGCATGCCGTTCTGCATCCAAGCTCCCTGCACGGCAGGAAAGCCCGTCCCGGTCGGCAGCGCGGCGCCCGTATATAGACCAGGCCGGTCGTCAAGGATCGCCTGCGCGATCGCCGCAAAGTCGGCAGCAGGCGTTGCCGACGTCAAATCGGGAAACGGCATGGCCGTAAGCGTGTTGTTGGCATTGGTGCCGCACGTTCGCGTCGCCATGTTAGACTTGCCCTCCTGCCCACCCCTGCGCTTTCGACAGGTTCGCGGTCAAGTTGAGCTGCGCCGAGATGTCGGCCGCCATGGCGTTGGTAATCGTGGTGATCTCGGCCGTGGTCAAGCTGCCGTTGAACGGCTGGCCACCGCCGGTGGTGCCCAAGCCAGCCGTATTCTGCCCGCCAGCCGCATTGCCAACGCTGAGCGTCTGCCCGCTGCCGGTGCCGCCGGCCGCACCCTGCAGCGGCGTGAGCTGGCCGCCCATCGGACCTTGGCCGGGCCCAACCCAATCGAGAAACGCCTGGTATCGAAGCCGATAGGCCATTCTACTCTCCTTTGACCGGGGGAGGCGTCAACCGCCTCCCCACCAAAGCACCTTCCGTCGTACTCGAAACTTAACCGAAGGTCGCCGAGAACGCACTCGTGCTTTCGATCCGCATGAAGAACTGCTGGTTCTCGATGAGCGTTCCGTAGAACACCTTCCATCCAATCACACGCAACTGGTTGAGCGGGTCGGACTTGTCAGCCTTGAACAGCGCCGTGATCTGCACGTTCTTCAAGGCCACCTGGCCGTAGGCGCCGCGGCCGAACACGAACGTGGGATAGACCGTGATGCCGGCGGCAGGAGCTGCCGGCGGGATCTGCGGCAAGCCGATACCGGTCACCACAACCGTCTGACCCGGCAGCATCTGGGTCGCCTGGCCGGCGTAGGGGCCCTGCGTCGGTCCGGACGCCGACAGCGCCAGGTTGGCAACCGACGTCGAGCCGGCCGCACTCACATACACGCTGAAGGTAAACCCGGGAAGCGCCGGCAAGACCACGTTGGCCGAGCCGCCGGCCGCGATCGCCACGTTGCCGGTTTGCTGATAGATCCGGCTCTCGTACTGGTTCTGCGTGTCCGACGCGGTGACGATGAACTGGAAGTTCGCGTTGGTGAACGTTCCACCGCCGACTACCGCGGTCGGCGTGATCGCCGCCACCCCGGTGAACGACGGCACCATGTTGGACTTGCAGAAACGCATACCGCGCCATTCACCCACCTCGTAGTTGTAGAGGCGATTGATGTCGCTGTAGGTCCACGCCTGCGACAGCGTGTTGTTTTCGCCAAGGTCAGCGACCGCCAGGGTGTGCATCACCGCCACGTAGTGCGGCATGCGGCGCGGGCTATCGCTCGCCCGAGCCCCGCCGGCATCGGCCGCCACCCGGGTGTCGGTCATCTCATCGCCCATGAAGCGAGGAGCGCCGAGCGTCTCAAGGGCTGCTACCGCGCGCTGCACCTCGTGGGCATTGATGACATCGCCGGCTACCAGCGAGCCGCGCGCACCGCGCGAATTGACGAAGTTGACCTGCGCACCGGCCATCAGGTTGTTGAAGGTGTTGCGTTCGAGCGTTTCCGCAACCTGCAGGCCGAGCAGCTCGTTGGCCTTGGCGACCAGCGGATGCTTGATCGTCAGCTCGGCCACGTCGGTGATGGTGATCTTGTCGCCCCATTGCTGGGCGGTCGCCGTCACCTGCGAGAGCGTCATCGGCTGGCCGACCGGCGGCACGCCTTCCGAGAGCGGTGCAAACGGTAGAGAAACACGGTTGTATCGCGTCGCCGTGTACGAGGTGCCGCGACCTTCAGGAAGGCTAAGCGGATCGCCGAACTGGTAGACCACCAGCTGCCGACGAGCCAACGGCAACGTCTCATCCGCAATATAGGCTTCGATATCAGCCTGAAACTGCGACGCTTGGTTGACAGCCATGCTGCTCTCCTAGTTAGAGGCAGCATGGCTGCCTCGATCAAAACGTCTGGTTTTCCAGCCGGCGGCGCCGTGCCTCGCGCGCCGTGTCGGCTGCGTTCGTTCCTCGCGTGCTCGCCTCATCTCCCCGCGCGCTCGCGGGCCTGGTTCTTTGCGCCGCCACGCGCCGCTGACCTTGCCGGCGAGCCTTGTCGACGGCATCGGGGTCGGCCGCAGCCGCCATCCGACGCGCAACCTTGAGAGCCTTCGGATCGCCCTTGGCGATCTCCCGACCCAGGATCAGCTGAAACAAGGTCTCCCGCGGCACGATCTGCGGGGGTAACCCGCGAGACGGATCACCTCGTAGCAGCTGCTGAAACTCGTTCTCAATCTCCGTTGCATAGGCGCGATACCCGACATGAGACTGCGTCTTGGCATCGAACATCGCCTTGTCGGTCGCAATGGCCGTCTGCATCTGCATCTGCTGCAGCATGCCTTGCGTCTGTCGCTGCGACCGAGCCAGCGTCTGGTTGAGCCGCTGCTCGGGATCGAGCAGCACCATGCGCTGTTGAAATGCTTCCTCGGTCTCCTCAGCGGGTGCGCGCGGCGTCGCTGGCTGCGAGCTGCGCTGCGATCGCTCAAGGTCTTCCCGAAGCCTGCGGTTCTCCTCGGCCAGGGTCTCGATGCGACGGTCGCGACGACCCGGCTCACGCCCGCGCTGACGTGCAGGAGGCTCATCGTCGAACTCGTCATCCTCGCCGGCATCATCGTCTGTTAGGTCTTCCGGCTCCCCAGCTTCTTGTTCCGTACCAAGGTCGTCGGGGGAACCTTCGGTGCCTTCTTCATTGTCATCGTCTTGACCTTCGACGACTTGGTCTTCGGTTTCCTCATACGTGTCCTCATCCAGCCGACCCCGTGCCGGGGCCGCTGCTCGCGGTCGTTTGGCCATGATGATTGCCTCTCGGGCGACTTGCGCGCCGCCAGTCGGTGGGCACCCCTTACGGGGGTGAGACGATAGACGACCCCTTACGGGGGTCAGACGACATCCGCATTAAATACGCAATAGCAATAGCTTGTCAAATCAGCCGGCGGACGTATCCGGTGCCAGCACTTGTGCGTTGGGCTGTCCGGGCGTCAAATGCGCCTGCACCGCAGACACCGCTGACGTGGTCGATTGACCAGGAACCGAGCCTTTGACCGTGTTCACCGCCTGAATAAGCGTCGGAAACAAACTGATGTAGGGGGTCAAAAACGACAAACCGGGGATCAGCCCGCTCAGCATCGATGCCAGACGCACAAACAAGTTAACGCCGTCCTCGATCTCTTGAAACGTGTCACCCATGAGAAACCACCTTGTCGCTCGGAGCTGCCTTGGCAACATCCGGAGTTGCATTGATCGTCTTGACTTCGGGAAGCGCCGCCGCGCTGTTGACAATGCCCTGCTTGCGCGTGCGATACATTGACCAGGCAAGCGTTGCAAGCGGGATGGCACCGCCGACGAAAGTCGTGAAGGTAGACCAAAATTCGTTCCAGCTGGCGGTGGTCGCGTGGTTGTGCGAGATCATCCACGTGCCAATGATCGTGCCAAACCAGCTCAGCATCGACAGGATCTGCGGTGTCGTCAAAGCACCCACTCCTTCGCCAGCTCGTCAGCCGTGCCAGCGTAGGAGTTTATATCAATGCCAGCGGAACCTTCAATGACTATCCCTGGTATATTGTGCGGGCGTGGTCCCTCGCCGTCACCGGTAAACTGCCAAAGAAATGGCTGTTTCCAGTGGTTGGGCCATGACGGATGCTCATTGTAGTGCGCCAGCCACAAGCGTATCGGGCCCCAATCCGGCGGCCCGCCGTGCTTCTCGATCTGCTCTTTCAGCAGGAAGCCAGAGTATAAGATCGGCCAACGTTTGATATCTGCATAGACCCGTTGCAGGAACTCTACGGCGTTCTCAAGCGGTACTTTCGGATCCTCGTGATCAAGCGCCAGCAAAGCTTTGGGGTCGTCACCGACTACGCTGAGAAAATGCGCGACTTGCATCGCCACGCTTCCAGGACGCAGAAAATGGTAGGCGCCAAACAGCACGCCGTGCTCACGCACCGGATCGCGCCGCCTGGCATAGAACGTGTCGACCATGCCCGGGCCCTCGGTCGCCTTGTGGATGACCCCGACAATGCCGGCCTTCTTCGCCTGCAGCAGCGAGCTGATGCGATCGTAGTGCGACAGATCAACGACGAGAGGGTTGATCTTCATGGTTCTGCCTCTGCTGCTCGCGCCCGAGTGCAATCGACGCCGTGCGGACTTCCGCTACCAGCTCGTCCTTCAAGCTGTTCGTCTGCTTGTGAACCTCCTGTATCTTGCGCCCATTACGGATCGCAAGCGCGGCGTTGATCAAAGTGGCCAACGCGATTATCAATTGAGATAAATCCTGCCAACTCACAGTTGGTACCCTTGCACGTTGACCGCGTTCGTCGAGCTTCCCAGCCCGATGGCTGGGCACGTCACGACAATCGCCGTGTTCTGCCCGTTGGCTGGCAGCGGAAATGGAAAGTTGACAATCAAAGGCTGGTTGCCGACCACGACGCCGACAGCGGATGCATAGCCATAGTACAGCGTTGCGCCTCCTGATAAGCCTGTCACCGTCACCAAAACAGAAAGACCGAGCGTCGAGCCACTACCCGTGACCGAAAAGCCGGTTATCCAGTTTGTCTTATTTGGAGTAGACGGCAACGCGGCAATCGCCTGCGCGTTTGCCTGGTTGCCGCTCGTACTTGTAATAGGCGTGGCGCCAGCCGGATACGGACTATTCTGAACGACCTTGAGATTGCCGGCCGGATCGCAACGCGTCGCAATCTGCTGGCCATCCGTCGCGACTGGTGGCGTCGCCGTATAAATGCATCCCGTCAAATCCGATGCCATCGACGCCGTACCCGGGGTACCACCGGGTCCAGACGTCGATGTCTGAGCGAAAGCCTCAATCGTCAGTGCAGCCAACAGCGCCGCTGCGAGTGCCAGTATCCTGAACATCGCTACCCTCTCTGTAAAGAAACCAAGAACGTAAAAGACGTGAAGTCGCTAACACTAAGTTGATACAGCACTCCATCTGCCGGGCAAAACTTACCAAACGAACCAGTCTGATCTACCCCTACGGATGTACCGCCGGCAACGATAGATACAGATAATATCTGATCTCCTGCTTTAGCAATTCCGCACAGCACACCGCCAGGCCCGTTGTGCCCTGTAAATTCTCCTGAAACAAAAACAGTCACTTCTCACTCCTATTTGTAAAGCGCTGCGTACGTCCCTGTACTCGACGTATCGAGACGCGAAGGGTTGAGTGGAAAAATAGCATTCGCCGCTACTCCTGCCAGCGTCATACTATTTCCATTCTGATCGACAACCACCATGTTGCCCGTTGTCAAGACCATCACCCCATCGACTTGCGGTTTATTCGCTGCCTGTCCAAGATTAGGCGTTGCGCTTAGTGTAATCGCTGCCCAAAACGAATACGGCTCCTCGTCGGTCGGTGTTCCGCCGTGGTTCATCACATCCCTCCTGCATTACGCAGCCGCGGTGGTGCGCCCGATTGCGGGCCGATCGTATCCTGGTGTATGGCGCCCGGCGGCTGCTGTCCAGGCCGGCCGGGCGCGGGGACGGCCCCCGCACGCGGAGTGCCTGCCACGCCCGGCCCTGCGCCTCCAGGTACACCCGGTGCCCCTTGCTGCGCCTGCATGGCCATTGCCTGCTTCTTCTGCTTTTGCTGGATGTGCGACCAGATATGTGTCTGTATCTTCTTGATCACTCCCGGCTGCACACCCTCGCCAGCTTGCAACATTTGCATCAGCATGCTATGCGACACTACATGCTGATCATCGTCATCCATCAGATGGGTCGGCGGCTCGAACCCTGACTGCAAAAGGATGTTCTCTTGCTCAGCCGGCACCGGCATCTGATCGGCCATGTTCTCAAAAATCAGCGGCGCCAGCCGCGGACCGAACGCATTCTCGATAAGAAGCGAAATAACCGGCACAAGATTGAGACGGTATCCTTCGTACTGCTGCGGCGGAATACCCCGCACAACGTTCACCGCCGCGATCTGCAACTGCACTTGCTGCTGCGTCCGCGCAGCCTCTACCCCAAACCAGCGGAAAGCATAGCGGCGATCGAATTGTATGGGTTCGATCCGCTGCATTTCCGCCTTGGTGCCCATCTCGCCAAACTGGCGAATTGTGATAGCCTTGTCACGAAACTGGTGGTCCAGCTCGATAAAGCGCTGCAAGATCGGCGTCCAGACACCTTCCTCTTGGACCGTCACCACGTCGGCAGTCGTCAGAATATCAACCTGCTGCTCCTGCGCAACCTCTGCCTGCGAGCGTTTCTTGCCCGTCATACCCTGCTGCGTTATCGCAGCTGGCGAAACCGACAGCGTTTCAGCCACTTGACCCTTACAAACAGATACTATTTCGAGGGCATCCTTCGAAAGGTTGGGAAATTTGGCCAGCTGGGTCGATTTTGGGTCAGTCTCCCATACCGCAGCCAGCGACAACACCATTGAACCGATGCGCGGATTGCGGTTGGGATCGGTCATCACGATCGGCATCAGCGCGTAGGCCAGGCTATCCATCCCCTCGTTGACCGCGTCGTTGGCCTGATACTGGATATCGGCGCACGCCTTGACCTTGCTCACCCCCTTGAAAGCGCCCTGCACCTTCTCGACCGGCACCGAGATGACCGGCACCTTGTCGGACCAATACGGATTGCGCTTGCACGACAGATGCATGTTGGTCCCTGTCGACAGCACCCGGACAATGCGACGGTCCGTCTGCTTGGTATCTGGATCCTTGATCGCCATCTTGGTCCAGATCTCGTAGACCTGCGCATGCCTCGACCCGCCGCGGCCGGTGCGAATGCCGGCGGCCTCCGTCATGTGCTTGGCCTTGTCGACGGTCTCCATCTTCTTTTCGGACGTCAGCTCCTTGAGCAAATTCTTGCCGATCTCCTCACGGATGTCACCGTCGCGGATCATCTTCTTGAGCTTGGTCTTCGACCAGCGGCGCAGCACGGTCACCGAACCACCGACGTCGAGCGCCTCCTCGACGGTATCGGCGGTCTGCGGCAGGATGAGGACGTCGGCATCCGCCAGCACTTCCACGTGCGGGTAGCCGTGAAAGACGATCTCCTCCTTGATATCCTCTATCTGGTCTTCCGCCTTATCATCGTTGTCCGGTACCGGGTTATCTTGCTTGCCACCCATCTCGAACGCCGACTTCGTCACCTTCCAAACAACGTGACGCTCGTTCTTCACCCATGAAACGTAGACGTTGTATTGCCCCTCGACGTCACCGTTGACGCACAAGGGAGGTGCCACGCGGGTGCGCAGCTGGGACTTGCGTACGTAGTGCTCAAGCAGTGACATGAGAGCGTAGGGCTTATCGCCACTCTCGCTCGTGCATTCAACGTACCGGCCAGCGATGGGGAATATCTGATTAGCAAACCGTGTTTTACGGGCATTGATGGCATTGCGTACGATGGGAACAAATATTTTAGAGTTACCCGCATAGAACTGATTTTGACCAAGCTTGCAATTAAACACTTCCCAATAATCAATCTGCTCATTCGACCGGTCCCACTGATCCTGAAATCCCTTGCTGACGTCCTCGAACAGCTCGTCAAGCTCCTTGTCGAGATCCTCGTTGGAACCCGCCAGCTCATCGTCGCGTGCCAGCTTCGGCTGTTCGGGTGTGTTGTCCTCGCCCGGATCAGATCGTGCGGATTTTCTCAAGGATTTGGCCATGCACCTGTCCGTTGGGTAATTTCACATCCGGTATCGGCTCGCGCACCCCGCGCATGGTGAGGAACCGGCGTCCATCCGGGGTGGTATCGTATTGACGCCCATCGTCTTCCGCAACCACGTGCATCGAGCCGGCGAAGCTCTCGATCCCCTCCAGCACCACCTTGTACACGTTGTTCTCGGCCTCCTCGCTGACCACGCCGCGACGATCGACGCGGCGCGCATAGCCGCCGGCCAGCCCGTTGATCGTCCACCGGGCGGTGGATACCACCTGCAGCAGCGGACGCCCCGAGCGGCCGTCGAGACGGGTGAGCTGCGCGCGCAGCTCCTCTCGGCCCTCGACCGGCGAGCCGCCCGCGCGCGGCGCGATCGGCACCCGGCGGGCGGCCGGCGCCAGGCCCACCGCGTCGAACTCGGCGAAGTGCCACGGCGGGCAGACCGCGGACGGCTGAGGCGGACGCATCGAGGCGGTGCGCGTCTCGAACAACGTGTTGAAGAAGACGAGCATGTCCTTGGCGAGGTGGGCCAGCACCGTACCCGGATCACCCTCCGCCACCATGTCAGCTAGTATATGCATTCCACCGCGTACCACCTGCACGAGCACCATCACGGTCACCTGCTGGGTGGCATTGACGATGAAGTAGGACGGCCGGAGCGGGTCGAACCGCAGCAATTCAGTGACGTGGTCGTTGTTGAAGTTCTCGTAGACGGGCGCCCCAGGCCGGATGCGCAGCGCGTAGGCGAGCGCATTGGGAAAGTCGATGGCACCCGTGGGGAAGCCCAGCAGCTGGGCCCGTGCGTCTGGTAGATCGCAAGCGAACTCGATGTTGCCGCTCTCAAAAAACGGCTGCAGCGAGCGAATGAAGTCGAGCTTGTCTTGCGGCGGGTTGAGCGGGCGAATGGGAATGAAGACGTTGCGCCGCAGGCACTCGTTGCGGATCGGCTCGCGGATGTACTCCTCCAATCCCGTCTGCTCGACCCCGATCTCGATGGGTGCATAGCGCGCATCGACGTCGAACATGTCGTTGACCGTCTCGGTCGGCGTCCAGCGGTAGCCGCCGCCCTCCCAAATCAGCAGCTTCTGCCCGATCCAGCTGAACACCGCCTTGCCGGTGGTGGCATTGCGCTTGGTGGCGGTGCGACCCAGCCGCGCGGGATCATAGGTGGCATAGACGGGATGGTAGGTGCGAACGTGCGGTACCACGCGGATGTGCTCAAGCTTGAACGCCTTGAGCGCCGGGTCGCTCGGATCGAGCATGTACTCCTGAAGAAAGGCTCTCAGCTCGCCGAGCGCCTCGTAGTCGGCCCGCAACCGATCGATGAAGTCGAGCGGAAAGCGATCCGGCCACATCGCCGCACGATCGCCGTTGGCGTCGATGTATTCCACAGGGAAGCGCCGTGTCACCCAGCCGCTGTCACCACCGCGCGCCGCCGTGGCAAGCGACGCCTTCTCGAACTCAAGGGGGATGCAGACGGGTGCCAAGGGCGTCGCCGTCATGCGCACGCGCGCGTTCGGCGTGCAGCCCGGAAACACGGTCTTGAGCAGCCAGCCTAGGCTTTCCTTGAACGCCTCAGGCGACTTGACGTGCTCCTCCTCTTCCAGGTCGTCGATCCACAACTCGTCGGGACGCTGGTCAAGATGCTTGACGCCGCGGAAAGACTGGTTGCGGCCGAACGCCTGCAGGCACACGCCGTTGTTGAGGACCACCTTGTCCTCGTTCCAGATATCGGCGTTGGTGCCACCGAGGTCTCCCATGGCGGCGATGTACAGCTCGTTGTGCTCGATCTCATGCTTGATCGCACGCAGTCGGTCGATGGCACGCGAGCTTGTCGAGCCGATGATCACCAGGTTGCGAAACTCCATGAAGCCGGCACGGATCGAGGTGCCCTCCTCGCCGATAGTCGACTTGGCACCGCCGCGGAAGGCCAGGGTGTCGAGCTTGGGTATGGCACTGTGCCAGTCGTCGATCATCCGCAGATGAAACAACGGCGTCGCATTCTCGTGGCGGTGCGCGAATAAAGTGGCGTGCGCCCGCTGGCGGTTGGCGTAAAGTTCCAGGCGCAGCCGCTTGCGGCGTGTTTCGTAATCTTCATGCGTCATATTGTCACATCACGGGGGATACCAATGGCGATCCATCGCCGAAGCATCAGCAGTACAGCAATTTCGTCGGTCGAATACAACGATGAGACGGAGGAGATGACCGTCACCTTTGCCGATGGCGGTCAGAGCTACACCCACCCCGGTGTGCCGTGGGAGGTGTTCGACGGGCTGGTCAGCGCCACATCGGCCGGCCGCTACTACCACGCCAACATCAAGGGACAGTACTGATGACAACGCCCAGTATCTGGTCGATCGCCAACCAGACAGTCGACGACAAGGCCAGCGGCTTCCGGTTCGAGTTCTCTGTCGACGTTCAGACAAATGATTGCCGCCTGCGTCTGATCAACCAGGCAAGAAACAAAGCGGTGGTATTGTTGTTTGAGTATGACGGTCATCTGATCAACTCGGAGGTGCAGCCGTTCCTGTTGCCGTCAGAGACGCCGGCTATTCCGCCGATACCACAGGCATCGGCGAAGCCATCCGCGGGTGACGTGGGCAAGGTGACCGGTAACACCGAGCCGGTTGAAACCGACTACTCGGAAACGAGGTGAACTGATCACAAAGTTTGATTAAAGGCGCTTCGCTTAACGATCTCTGCGGGGCGCTTTTGATTAAAATATTCAAAGCTTTTGATTGTTTGGCGGTATGTGCGTACCACTTAATGGTAACCGCTTACCGCCTTGCGCATTGAAAAATCAAATTTGAAAAAATTTTTCAAACCCGTTTTTTCAAATTTAACTAACGAATACAATGACTTAATTAGCGCGAGGCCGTCCGGCCCCCCGGCACTACCCAAGTTAATCAAAGCCGTCAGCCCATTAATCAAACGCTTTGATTAATCGACGGCGAGCTGCCGTCGTCGTGCGACGCACTCAATGCGCGACACGCCTTGCGCGTTGCAACCCTGCGTAGGCAGGAGGCCGCTAGGAAGGCCGCTGGCTGGCAGGCCGGCCGAAGGCTATCGAGGGAAGGGGTGGGGGTCTGGAGGGCTGCCAGCGGCCCGGAAACGGGCTTGGCGCAGGGGTTTCTCGCGGCGCGGCGGGTACCACAGCGACAGCCGTTACAGCTGTTCTACTGTGGTGAAATGACGCAGGTAACGCTAACCCCCTGTTTTTATTAACATGTTACTACTGTTACAAGAGTAACTGGTAGTTGGACCAGGGGAGGATGTGTAGAAATCAAACATATAATCAAAGGGGTTTGAATTAACAGATAGTAGGGTATTACGCCCCAGAAATAATATATGTTGGCGTTTGACCCATAACACCCGTAACTTTTAAAATAACCCTGTAAAAACAACGGTTTGCCGTTTCAGGTGCGGCGTAACTTGCGCGTAACTGTGGGGGTAACAATTGACACCACAAGGCGAGTTGCATCGTTGGTTACAACCTACAGTGGCAGACTTTTTGAAAAAATAAGGTTGCATCTTCGTTGCATCCGTGTTACTTCTTTGATTGTCAGGAAATCAAAAACTGACGTCGGAAAAATCAAAACTAGCACACGGAAAATCAAATGTTTTCTAGAAACGATCTCACAGAGATGCGACTTCTTGGCTACATCGACGGCCACGAGTTCGCGGAGATGTACGCAGAAGCCGAAGATGACAACCTCGGCGAGTGGGTGGAACTCCCGATGGAGTTCATCCGATGATGCATCCGCAAACCGCCGAGTACTTGCGCCAGTTTGCTGATGGCATGATCACTCTATCTGAGCTTCAGAGAAGAGTGAGCGACGAGGACGCCAACGACATCAGCGCATGGCTGGAGAACGTGGTAATCGGCCTGCGCCGCAACAATAGCGACAAGACAGTTATCTTGTTGCGCGAATACGATCAGACTTGCGACTGATGCGCCTAGGGGGCTGGCATGGTGCCAGCCCCACGGCCGCAACACCGCGGAAACTGAGGAGACTACAAACATATGTTTGACAAGCACGAAGTTGAGCTGTGGGTCGCCATGAACGAGGACGGCGGCTACTCCGTCTCCACAGACGAAAGCGAAGTCCTCAACGATCTTATCCAAGCCCAAGGCGGTAATGCCGCCCGCGTGGTGAAGGTCACGCTTCAGATGACCGCTCCGCGCGTCGACGAAGTCGCTGGCGAGGTGCCGGACGACGCCGGCACGGTTGGCGAGCTGAAGACTGCCTAACTCGCTGTGTCGACGGATGGCACCCCGCGGGGTGCCATCAGCCGCTGCAAGTGGAAAGCCTAACCAAGGAGCCGTAGCGTCTACTACCGCGCATCCTGGTGATACGACTGATGGGCTGGCACAAGGCCAGCCCATTAGCCGTGCCACTCGCGCACGGTTGCCACCCAAAGCCAAGGAGACAACATGACTGAACTGATGCAAGCGTCCAACCAGTGGATGTCACGGCCGGCCGACGAGCGGTTCACCTGCCTGCCGTCGATGCTCACTTATCTGCAAGGGGTCCGCGCTCGTTCGCGTGCCACCACCGCGCATACCAAGGCCATAACCTTCCAGCCGGTCGGTGACGATCACAAATCGCTCGCCGTGGTGGGTTCGAACTGCCACCCCTACGCGCCAACCAACTGGGCGTTCGATCAGCTGTGCCAGTTGGCAGGTGCACCGGCCGCCTACCTGCGAACCTTGCCGACTGAGATCGTCGCCGACAACCTCAACTATTCGCTTCGCTACAATCGCGAGACGGAGGATGTCGGCCTCTTGCTCAGCAAGGTGAACAACGTGGCGGAGCTGCGTGCCGCCACCGGGCCGAACTACGGTCGCATCTGGAACGCCGACGTGGTCGACGCGCTCATTAAGAAGTTCGGTGACGGGGTGACCGGTGACTGGCGCGTGCCGGGCGAGTTTGGCAAGGCGGTGACCGTGAACAAGTCGAATACGACGCTTTACGCGTCCGACCGCGACATGTTCGTGTTCCTCGCCGACGAGGTCAACCGGGTGACGGTGCCCAATCGCCGCAACGGCCAGCCAGGCTCGCTGGCACGCGGCTTCTTTACGTGGAATAGCGAGGTGGGCAAGTCCACGATCGGCCTGGGGACCTTCCTCTTCGACTACGTGTGCATGAACCGCATCGTATGGGGTGCCACCGAGTACAAGGAGGTGCGCATCCGTCACACGGTCAGCGCGCCGCATCGCTGGCTGGAGAAGGTGCAGCCGGTGCTGCTCGCCTATGCCAACGCGTCGGCCAAGCCCGTCGAGGCCATGTTGGCAGCCACGCAAGCCAAGAAGGTCGATGACGTGAACGGCTTCCTGCGCGAGCGATTTGGCCGTGGCATGGTCGACAAGCTGGGTGCCACCCACATGGCCGAGGAGGGTCGGCCGATCGAGACGTTGTGGGACGTCTCGACCGCGGTGACCGCGTACGCGCGCGGCTTGCCCCACCAGGATGTGCGGGTGGAGCTTGAGCGGCAGGCCGGCGAGGTGCTAAAGCTCGCAGCATGATCCCAGCCCGCGTTCGTCGGCTGACCGATCATGCAACCGGAACACTTGAGGGGGCCAGCTGGCCCCCTTTCTTTTTGTGTTGCATTCAGGTTGCAACTGTGTTACTATTATCGTTCGATTAAGGAGAAATCAATGGCTGATAACCACCTGGTTGTGAAGATAGGCGACCACTCGTTCGAGGCCGACTGGCCCGTGGGTGACAACCAGGAGGGCGTTGCCACGGCGTTCGAGGCGTGGCTGTCAGCCATCGCCCGCTGGCAGGTGGCCGACCCCTTGGCCAAGCAGCGCCAGCTGATGGCAGACGCCAATGACGGGCTGGTTAACGTTCAAGTCACGCAATTGGCCGACCTGCTACGCGAAGCGCTGCAGATCTTCAGCGATACCGACGGGGAAGGTTTTGAGATGCCCGAGGCGATCGCATGGAAAGAACGAGTGAAATGCGTCCTTTAATAAAACGGCGCCCGCTCGTCACGGACGCCGCTTGAGCCAAGAAGCCCACCAAGGAGGTTGGTCAACATGTCTAGCATAGCAGCTACCGACGAAAAGATCAATTCTGTTGAACAATTGCTGACTGCATACGCGGCTGGTAGGCGTAATTTCCAAAATGCGAACCTGCAGGACGCGGACCTGACTAGCGCGAACC